GAATATTTTATTCTTGTGTTATTAGATTATATATCTACTTAAAAAAGTGAATTTTTTAATTTTTTAAAAATTCTTATTTTTTAAATCTTTTATTTAAAGATTCAGCAACACCAGTCATATCGTATGGTAATTGTTTTGCTTCTTCTGTAGATTCTTTAATCATTTCTACTTTTTCAATAACTTGAGTAACTTCTCTTAAGTCTCTTGTTTGCCAGAAATTTCTTACTTGATATTCTGTTTCTAATCTGTGATATTTAGATTGAGCTAACAATTGATTTTTCTTACCTTCTGATAAAGAATTCCATGTTTCTTTATATTCAGATGGCATTGCAGAAATTACTAAAGGCTCTGCTTGTTGAATTGGAGCTAAAGCGTTATTCCACAAAGCGTAGATTTGTGATTCAGTTAAGAAACCTTTACCTTCGATTGCTTTTGCAACTGTAGTTTTTTCTTCAAGTGTTAAAGTATTGAATTCTTCTTTTTTAGATTCAGCGATGAATTTAAAGAAATGTGGTTCTGCTACTGATTTTGCTTTAGCGCTTTCAACTAATGAAGCTAATTTCTCAGCTACTTCTTTTTTGTAAGCATCCATTTTATCTTCAGTTTCAGTAACTTCTTCTGTTTCTTCAGCTTCAGTAACTTCTTTACCAGTATCTTCACTGTCAGCTTTTGAATCTTCCATATCTTTTTCTAATTCGTCTTCGATATCTTCAGCTGCATCTTCTGCTTTTGGATATTTTTCACCTTCTGCATCGATAACTTCTGGAGTTTTATCATTTGGCTCTTCAGTTAATTCTTTACCTGCATCAGTATCATCTTCCATTAATAAATTAGAGTTTACAGTTTCTGCAACGTATTCTGCGTATTCAGTAACTTTCTCTAAGTTTTCTTTTAAGTAGTTTACATATTTAACTACGTTTTCGTGTGTCATAACTCCTTCGTTATAAGACTCAGCTAAATAGTTAGTGTAACCTTTAATAGCTTCAACACCTTCAGCGATATGCTCAGAATATTGAATTGATTGATCTAATTTTTCTGCCAAAGTATCAGCGAACTGAATTCCTTGATCAGCTTTTTCTGCAACGTGCTCAGAATAAGCAATTGCTTGGTTTAATTTTTCAGCTAAATAAGAAGAATACTCTTTTAGATTTTTAACCTCTTCGTTAGTAGACTCAGAGCTATTTAATGCTGTAAGAGATTCTTTTAAAGCTTTGATTTCTTCAGCTAAGTATTTTGAATAACTATTGAAGTCATCAGTACTAACGAATCTTGCGTTTTCCATGTTTTGTTCTTCTTTTATTTGTGTTTGTTTATTGTCAGTTGGGTTGATTTCATATATCAAAAGATCTTGGTTGTCTTCAAAACCATAAGCTTCGTTAACTCTTTTTAATTCAGCATTAGCAAATCCAGGATCTGCAACTAAATCATAAGTAAATAATTGTTTGATTTTAACTTTTCCATTAGATTCTACTGTACCTGCTGCTCTAGAAGAAATGTGTAAAGGAACACCAGCATCAACTAACGCTTTAGCTTGTTTACCAGCATCAGTATCTAATAATCTAATTTTACCAAGAATTTGTTTCTTGTCTTTGTCATATCTTAATTCTTCGATAATGTGTGAAACATTCTTTAAAGAAATGTCAAAGTTTTGTGGGTGGTCTAATTCACCTAATAATTTAGATGATTTGATTTTAGCTTGAAGGCTTTCAACTTGTGGTAAATATTCGTCTTCAGTGTAAATACGATTGTTTCTGTTTAACTTGTCGATTTCACCGAACACGCCTTCAAGAACATAAGCACCTGAATTATCTTGAGCGAAAGCTAATGTAGAACCACTTCTTTCAAGAATCAAAAGTTTTGAATTTGTATTCATATATTTTTATAGTATATTTTGGATTATATATCCTTGTTTAAAATGCAAAAATTATTATTATTATTTTCCGTCTTCGCCTGTTGGTAAATCAGTGTCTAAACCTGCTAATGGATCTTCTTCAGTAGAAGCTGCATCGTCTTCTCCTTCTTTTTCTGAATCTGCTTTTTCTTTGTTCTCTTCTTCTTTATACTCATTGTAATATGTACATAATTTAGCCATATCTTCTGGTGTTAAAGTAGTTTGACCGTATTGTTGAAAGAAATAGTCTTTAAATTCTTTTTCTGTAGCAGATGCTTTAATAGCTCCTAAAATTTCAACGCCTTTGATTACAGTATCTGATCCGTCTGCCGACACATCGTCGATATAAACATCTGAATCCTCAGCTTTAACAGCTTCTGCTTCAAATATAAATTGTTCGAATGTTTTAATTAATTTTTTCATATTATATGTATTCAATTTATTTTGTTAGAATCCACCAGCGCCTGGCAATCCGCCCATCATAGCCATTGCATTAGGATCTTCTGGTTCTGCAGCCTTTTTAGCTTCTGCTCTTGCTTTAGCAGCTTCATTAGCTGTTTTATCATCGTTATTTAGCTTTAAGTATTTATCTACTAAGAAATCTAAATCGAAGTAATGTTCTTCTTCCATCGTCATTGGATTTGTCGTCATTAAGTTATTACGCATATTGCCAATAAAATCTAAACGTTTTTCCATGATTTCCATGTTTTTCATTTCAGCAAACATGTTTTCTTCGTTATATCTTAATGCGATTTGTGTTCTAAACATTGGATCCTCTTTGAATTCAGGGAATTTAATACACATTTGCAACCATAAAGGCTTAACTAAAATTTCTTGGAATGAAGATCTTAAACGGTTAACGAATTTAGCGAATTTGATCTCATCTCTAATCATACCGTCAGCTGCCATGTTGTTTTCACCGCCACCATCTTCGTACATAAATCTACTATATGGAATCTTAGAAACGTGCTTTAATTTATCTGAGAAGTATTTTAAAGACTCAACGTCATTAATTTCTGGACCTTCACCACCTAAAGTTTCAATTTCTGGTTGTTCACCGTCTTTTGAAGGTAACCAATATTCTTTATTAAATTGAAGCATTGGTTTACCATTAGTTTGTAAAACACCTGAATCCCAATCAAAATCAACTACTTCTTTATAGTTATTCATTAACTGAGCCAAAGATTGTTTTGCTCTTGTTTTAGATTTACCACCAACTGGGATAATAAATTTCATTCTATATGAAGCATTTGTAACAGCCCAAATAACTCTGGTATGTTCCATAACTCTCAATAAGTTAAATGCTCTGATTAATCTTTCTACGTAAGAAATACGCGATGCTGTAGTAATAGAAGAGTATGAGATGTAAATAATTTGCGCATCATATAATTTACGCTCTTTAATTGGATCGTCTTTAAACTGAACCCAAACTTTTTTACCATCTTCTTTGTTGTAACCTGGAACTAATGTGGTTGGATCAATTTCTTTAAAACCAATAATCTCTGTCATTTCAGGATTATAAACGATCTCAAATGCTAAATAACCGTCAATTAACCATTTTCTAAAGTAAAACCATGCTGATTGATCTCCAGCAAAACCAAAATACTGATAAATGTTTCTAAATGATTTATGCATATAAGATGTAACTTCTTCAGAAACTTCCATACCGATTAAAGTTGGTGTTGCTATAAAGTTTTTCTCATCAAATACAATAGATTCATCGCAAAGAATATCTAGAATGTCTTCGATTTCATCATAAAGAGAAAATTGTCTTAATTCATCTCTTTTAGATTTATAATTCATGTCAAAGAACGGAAGGTTCTTTCTCATGTTAGTATCTGCCATAGATAATGCAGCAAATGCACCATAAATGTCATCTGAATCTACGCCCATCAAGTTCATTTGACCATAGCCAAATTGATCTTCCATTGGACCGATCGCTTGTGATTGTCTTAACACTAAATCGTCATAATACATACCAAAAGACGATAACTTTTTAAGTGTATCGCTTAATCTAAAGGGTCTTTTACCTGTACTAAACGGTCCGTTTCTGTCTACGAATCCTGCCATTATATTTTGTATTTAGTTTTTTACTTATTTAATTATATATTCATATTTCTATAGTACTCTGTGAAAAGTCTCTTGATTTTCCATGGACTAGCTCCATTTAGCTTTATGAAATCACACAATGCTATTTTTGCCCAGCTTTCGTAAGATACTACAGCTTGATTCTTTTTAAGATGTGTTTTATATCTTCTAATTGCAAAGCCAAAGCCAAAGTTATCTAAGTATTTCTTAACAACTTCATATCTTAAAGATCTTAAAGGTCCTTGTATTGCTGCGCTGTTTTTCTTAATGCCTGTAGATTGTGCTGCAATTTGAGAGTGATATATTTTATAAAAATTATCTAAAAACTCTTCTTTAAATTTAACAGGCAATAAATTTAAATTAATACCGCACTCTGTTGTTTTGTCAATCGGTAATAACGCTAAAACAACTGGATTCATATCCCACCATTCTAATGTTTCCTTTGTTACTGGATTGATATAATCGAATACGTATATTTTGCCAGGTTCAAATGGTTTGGGTGTTCTTTCAACAGATTTATCTTTTCTACTCTTAAGAGCATCTGAAAACCATTTCTCAGAAACATTTCGAGCTTCTTTTTTGCTCTTATTTTCTTTAATCATTTTCAATATTTCTTTCTTAACGTAATCCATTAATAGAGTCTTCTGTTAGAACTATAAAGCTCCAATTTCTGTTTTTACAATATTCTTTTGCATACGTATATTTGTCTAAATTTTTAATATACTGTTCTGCTAAAAATTGATATGAGCTCAGTGCTTTTTTAGAAGCTTTTTTTGGAGGCTCAGGTTTAATCAATTGCTGTTTTGGTTTGATTTCTACTAGAAATTCTTTAAGATTATTATCTTCTTGAAGAACTTTCATATAAAAATCTGGATAATATTTATGTTTTCTATTATCTTGTCTAGATATGTATTCTACTTCTACGGGTTCGCTGGACCACAATAAAACCTTGTCATTATTATCACACCACATCATAAACTTTCTTTCCCATGAAGATCTATATATGACTGGTGAAGGACCAACATATTTAGTTGGATCATTAGGTATATAATAACCTTGATTGAATCCTGACTTTTTTGTAGGTCTTACGTTTTTTATTGACATTTGTTAGATTGTGTAAATTCCACCCATATCACTGTCTTCTCCGTTGTGAGAATTAGCTTTGTTTAATGATATAGTGCCTTTGTATTTTTCTGGGTGAATTGCATTCCAACCTTTAGCATAACCTCTTTTTGCGATTTCTGTAAAGTATGCAAATGCATTGGTGTACTTTGGATTAAAGCCTTTCCAATATTTTAATAAATCTAAAATAGCAAATGATAAACAGTCTTCTCTGTCTTTTTCATCAACATATCTCATTCTATTGATTGCTTTTTCTGCCAAGAGAATAAGCATCTTCTCAGCTTCTTTAGTTAATTTTTCTTGCTCTTTTGAAAGCACGATTTGATCGTATAAATCCCTATTGTTTAAATAGTTTTTCTTTCTGGCTGGTTTCTTAACCGGCGTTGGAGTTTCAACAACTGCGGGCTTTTGTTCTGTAATTTTAGTGTTTGTTGCCAATGTATGTCTGTTTTTAGTTTATTATACGTAAGTATTTGATTTTGTTTATAAACTAAAAAGGGGACGCATTAGCGACCCCTTTTAAATATTTGTGTAGAATGTTATGCTTGTAATTCAGCAATCTTAGATTCCCATGATTTAATTTCAGCTAAAAGAAAGTTATTAGCTTCTTTAATTTCTGGTAAATTTCTATCAGCTTCGGCTAATACATTTCTTTGATCTTTTAAGAAAGCGATAGTTTCTTGACATTCGCTAATTTGTGCTTGTACATCGGCTAAAGTAGACGCTTCACCTTCTAAAGATTCAATTAAGAATGCAGATGCATCTTCACCTGTTTGTTCTTTAACATATTCTAAAGCTTCATTTGCGTTTTTAGCTTCAAAGAATTTATAGATGTGATTTCCTTTGTTGTTTCTAGAAACATAAAGTTTTTCATCAGCTTTGATTAAGTCAACCGTAATGTTATTTCCTTCAAAACATGCAACCATATCTAAAACGATATAAGATTCCAACATTGCTGGAATAGCTTCAAATAATTCAGCAGTTTTTAAGTTTTCATATCTAATTGCACCACCTGCAAAAATATGCTTAGAGAAACTTTCAGATACAATCTCTGAATTACCCCATGTAAATTTGTTTTCTGCAATGTTATAGTTAAATCTAGAAGTACCTAAATACCATCTAACATTGTTTTCGCTAAATTCAAAAGTTTCAAAAGCTGCAATTGCAGAATTTAAATTAGCATTGTTTGAAGTTTCTACTAAAGAAACTGAATCACCTGACATTTCAAAGATTCTACCATTTAAATAAAATGTAGCAGAAGTCTCTGATTGTACTAAAGGAGCAAGAATATTTGTTCTCATTTTTTGTTAATTTTTTTATCTTTTATTATATATCCTAATATTATATGTCGTTTTTATCTATAATATTCACGTCATCTGTATTAGATCCTCTTGTAAAGCTTTCAATTTTTTGATCTGTTACTGTTGAAAGTATTTCAAACATTCTGTTACCTGAATGTATTTCTGTATCAAATTCAAAAGCTGGTATGAATGAATTTACTTCAACTGAGAATGTAATTTTGTATTTATCTTTGTCATCAAACGTAAATTCTATAGGTCTTTCGTTCTCATAATCATCTGGCATGGCATAATATGAAGCAATTCTATATGTACCTTCATTTAAGTGTCCAACGTCAACATTGAAATAATTAGACTTATAAAGTCTTTTGATAATCATTTCGGTGATTTTTAATGAGTCTAATTGTGAACCAACTAAAACCTCAATTGAAAAGCCAAGAGTCACTGGAATCATTGTAAATTCAGCGTTGTAACCTTCCATGGCGCCTTCGCTATTTAATTTAGTGTAAGATCCTCTAACACCTTTATTAACCAACTTGCTTGAATCTATTGATAAAGATGTTAAATTTGCAACACCTCTTGGTATAGAGTCATAATTTCCATCTGCAAACATTTTATCGGGTACACAATCTAAGCCGTCTGGCGTAGTAAATAAGAAATTATCTCTTAAGAATTGATCATCTCCTGTAATTGAATAATAAAATGGAACATCTACAACTACTCTAGTATCATTGTCCTTTTGTCTGTAAAAGTAAATTTTATTATTAAGGTCTGAAA